TACGAACACGACCGGACCGATGGCTGCAGCAAGCAAGCCGATCTTGACGATAAGCTCTTTCGTCTCCGGGCTGAGGTTCTGGAACCACTTGGCCACCTTCTGGATCACTTTTGCTAAGGATTCAAGGATGGGAGCAAGCACGTCGCCAATGGACCCGCCAAGCTCCGCTCCGGCGATCTTCAGCTGATTAAATGTGGTCTTCAGCTTATCAGTGCCGTCAATCGTTCCCTCGTATGTCTTATCTACATTGCCCAGGTTGTCCTGAAGCGATGTCCCCAGCTCGTCCAGGGACAGAGTACCGGTCTTTGCTGCCTGGTATATCGCGGGACCTGCCCTGCTCCCAAAGAGGTCGATGGCGGACTGCAGCTTCTCCGTATCGGAAGCGCTGCTCTGCATCGTTGCAGAGAACTCCTTCAGCACGTCCGGAAGGGTCTTCCCTTCCTTCGCTGCTGCCACTACCGCCTTTTTAAGACCGGTCATGACTTGGGAAGTATCGACACCTGACTTCTCCAGGTTGCCCAGGAAGTACGCGGAGTCACTGGCGCTCATTCCCATCTCATTGAGGGATGCAGCATTCGTTACCATGGACGAGGTCAACGTGTCCATGCTGATCCCAGTGGCCTGCCCGACTGCGTTCAGTGTATCGAGGAGCGCACCTGCATCTTCTGCCTTTACGCCAAAAGCCTCCATGACCTTCTGCGTCTGGTCGATAGAGGATGATACGTCGGTCTGGTTCAGCTCCGCAAACTTAACAAACTTCTCCGATAGATCTTCCAGTGCCTGTCCGGTAAGACCGAACCGTGTGTTCACTTCACCGATGGCAGCACCGGCTGTCGCAAAGTCCGTCGGGATCCGCGTCGCGATGTTCTCCATGGACTTCTGCATCTGGTCGAGAGCCTTGCCGGAAGCACCTGTCTTTGCAACGATGGTATCTACACCTGCATCCACTTCATTGAAAGCCTTCACTGAAGCTGCGCCAACAGCGACTATAGGAGCGGTCACGTTCTTGGTCATGCTCTTGCCGACTCCGGAAACCTTGTCGCCGACGTCCTGCAGTTTGCTGCCGACCTTCCCCAGCTTCTCGCTTACAGACGGGTCAGCCAGTGCGTCATTCGTTTCTTTCGCTTGCTGTTCCAGGCGCTTCAGGTCCTGCTCCGTCTGGATGATCTCACGCTGGAGGCCGTCATACTGGCTTTGTGTGATATCACCTTTCGTGAGGGCCTCGTTCGCTTCCTCAGATGCCTGGCGGAGTGTCTTCAGCTTCTCCTGTGTTTCCTTGATGGCATCCGCCAGGATCCTCTGCTTCTGGGCTATCAGTTCCGTATTTCCGGGATCTAATTTCAGTAGGCGATTGACATCCCGGAGCTGGCCTTGAGTGTTCCTGAGTTCGGAGTCGATACCCTTGATAGCGCTTTTCAGTTCGGTGGTATCCGCTCCGATCTTGATGGTGATACCCTCAATTCGTTTCGACATTATCTCACCTACCTTTACATTCTCTTTAGTTTGTCTATATCTTCTTGGGTGGCCAGCGGCGTCCACTCGCAGTCGTCATTCGACATCTCTGCGAATATGTCCATGATGCCACCCATTGTCAGCAAATCCATCTCATACAAAGAAATCCCGGCCTGTACGCACCGCAGTTCAAGCAAGGCGGTGGTAGTCGGCCGGTCTGTCTTTCTTATTTTTTTTTACTTTTCACGATGGTCTTCTGATTCATTCCCCATAACTCCATAAGTTGCGGTAAGACGTTATAGATGCTCATTACTTCCATATCCTCCAGCCACTCTTCCGGAGTGCTAGGGAATTCCTCTCCATGTACTTTGGCAGCATGCCACGCCATCACGAATGCGACGTTCTCGAAGATCTCAAGGGATTCGAGCGGGAGCGTGGACGCGTTCGGGTCAGCTCCTTCGATAGAGTCTGCAAGCCTTGCCATGTCCACCAGCATGTCTCCTCCGAAGATGTTCCGGTAATGCCGGGGAGTTGCTCCGGACGCTCTGAATCTAACTTCTTTGCCACCAATTTCAATCGTTCTTTCCATCTCCATAGTTATACCTCGTTGGATTAGTTTCCAGTACCGCCTGTATTACCGCCTGTATTACCGCCTGCAGCCTGTGCAGTCGGTTCATAGACTGCTGTATACCAGTTGTCGTATCCTGTCCCGTCTGCGTCCATAGTAGCCTTGACCAGTCCATCCGGTCTGGGGGATGCTGTCAGAGACAGTGTATCTGTCTGCGGTTCAATGGATTCTTCCGTTGTATTCGCTTCGGTGGATGGCCGTGTTGCTGTGCAGTTGTAGTAAACGAACCGCGTTGCATTGACATCGTTTTCCACCTGGAAAAGAAGCGCGAAGGAAGACGGCTTTGCGTCTGCGTATTCAAGCAGCGCGCCGTTGGTGTCCTTCTGTTCTGCCAGAATGTCTGTTCTGAAGTCTTCCGGGATCAGCGCGGATTCAAATTCACCGGAATAGCCGTTGTTACTGGAGGCTACCCAGTAGTTCATGTTGTCTGCCCGGAACGGTGTCAGCTCGCCTTCAGCGTCCATGGATAAGGACACAGCGCCCGGCCAAGGCTTTGGTGTGCCGTAAGTGATGGCACCATTCTCGCCTTCGGTGATTTTGGCATAATGGACGTTTTTAAGACCATATTTAACTTTAGCCATGGTAAATAACCTCACTTTCGTAAATGACCATGTACATCAATTCCGATTCGATGTAGGTCTCATTCTTTCGATATGTCAGCCCATGCTCTGACAGCAGGGCTTCCATTCTGCTTTCTAATTCAAATTCTTTGTTGTCAGTATAGAGTTCGATGGTGATCGGTCTGATCTTGCAGTAGTTGGAATCATCCGCATACAGGTCGTCGCTGTCCTCGAAGTACCACACCGCGAAAGGTGTGCTGTACTCTGTCTGGTTGTCGAACATCCTGTATGCCACATCGATGCCCAATTCATTGAGCATGTCAAAGATCTGTTTCGGTGTCATATGTCTTTTTCCACCTTTCTCATGAGTTCCTCAGAGACCCAATCGTCAACAGGCGCGATGTGTTCGCGGGCTTCGACCCTAGTCTTCCTGCCGGGATGCTTCGGGGTAGGCCTCACGACATGTCCCTTCTCAAGCACATGAGTACGTCCGCCCCATCTGGAGTTGTAGACCGTGTACTCCGTCACACCGCTCTTGCTGTCCTTTTGCCTCGTCCACGCTTTCGCATATTCGCCGGACTTACTTGGCGATGTGTCCTTGAGCTTCTTGACAGCTTCTTTGGAGACCTCGTCTGTGGCCTTGTTCACGCTGTCCGTAGTGGTTTCCGCGTACTTGGACAGGATGTCCACAACAGTCTTTGCGAACACATCGACATCAATCTTACTGCCCGCCATTTGTACCACCTTTTCGGCTGACGTACAGCTCTATATAATCGCCGTTCCGATAATGCCGATAGATCGCATAGGTTTCGCCATCGACTTCGACTTCTCTTTCGCCGTTATAGTTGGCGTGGAAGGTGATGATCATGAACTGCGGGTTCAGGCCGTCTCTTCCTCCACTGTGGAACTCAGTCCCGCTCACGCTCCGGATCTTACAGAATACCTGCCGTTTGGTTGGTTCCTTTCTCCACACACCGGCTTCATCCTGCCGTCTGTTCTCCGCGATCAGGTAGCAAATGTCATCCATTTGATTCACCTAATTTCTGCGCGATCAGTTTATTATTCAGAGCGTACCGGAGCATCCTGGGCATCCCATAGCCGGTGTCACGCTTCCGCCAGAGCCATGCGCTGTACATGGCGATCAGGTTGAGGTCGTTCGGCTTGGACTCATCAAGGACGATTCCCTCACGGGAGATCTCCTCCACTGCGTAATCGATATACTGACTGAATCTGTTATTGTAAGCATCAGTAGAGATGCCCAGGTCGACCCTGAGCATCTCCATTACGATTGCTTTGTTTTCTGTGGTCATTCATACCACTCCTTTTTTAGTTGCCGCCTGTTCCGCCACCTGTCGGGGTGCTTGTGCTGTTCGCGGTATCAGGAACAAATGTAACAGCACTTGCAGACACGGTTGCAGCGTTGATGCCGAGAGCCATGAAGCCTTCAGCAATCGCCGGCTTGCCGTCGTATCTTGCTGTACCTCTGAATACTGTCTGGTCTTCGATGAAGAACCGATGTTCGGACGCAGCCAACTGTGTGCCCGCTCTTTCGCCCAGCAGATACAGGCCTTCATAACCACAGATGATCACGTTGTCCGGAACGAAGTCCAGAGTTTCGATTGTGCCACCAACGACCGGCATGGAGTTGCCAATACCTGCAACGATCGCGCCGTTTGCATTGAATTCCATGGATTCAGCGATCAGGGTATTCTTTGTCTTTTCGTTCATAACGAAGAATTTACCGCCCATGCTGAACTTATTGGACATAGCACCCAGAGCCTTCACGATGTTCTGGAACAGCTTGATGCCGGTGGAGTTCGCAGCTGTGATGGAAACGATATTTGTGGTGTGCAGGTCAACCCAAGTTCTTGCTGTAGCCGGATAGTCTGCCGGAGCGGCTGTCTGCGCCAGTCTCGGAACGATACCCAGAGGCATCTTTGT